CTAAATACAAGGGATGTTTATAGAGATGATAAGTGAATGCTGTGGTGCATTAATTATGTTATCTGATGTATGCTCAGAGTGTAAGGAACACTGTGATGAGGCTGAATCAATAGATGAGAAATATGATATGTTTGTTGATAGGCTAAGGGATATTAACCCTGATGCTATGCTGATTGATGGGATGAATAGAGCTATCATTGGGATAGAAGAGGTAAGGGCCAGAGCTGTATACAGTGTGGAGAAGATCATTAAGGAATTGATGAGGATCAATGATTGGCATGAAGAGACAGCCAGGGAATGGTATGAGTTTAATATATCAACTGCTCATGTAGGAGAATACACACCTATCCTGGTATATAATATGATATGAATACAGTAGGAATAGATATGGTAGATGATATGAGATGGATACTGATGATAGTATTAAGAGGTAGGGTTATGGGTCAATCACTCCCCCGATGGCCCTTTTCTAAAGCCCTGAATGTAGGTGAGTTATACATAAGACGTGTTATACGCACACTTATACATAGGGTTGATTACCTGTATGTCTATGTGTGTAGCAGTATAGCCTTGTTATATAACATATACTATAAGGTGATTACTATAGATGATGTTATCTTATGTGAAGATACACGAATCAATGGGGGTATGGGGGGTATTCGGTTTTAGGGGTGTGTGCTACCATCTCACCCGCTAATATCAAATAAGAACGTCAATAGCTATTCTCCTCTCACAAAATTAACTTATGCAACGTCAATAAAGGATTATAATGGACTTTAATACTAAACTCCCTGTCTACATGAAGAAATTCACAGACAGACAACGATTAGCGATTGAATTAATGGCTTCACAACCAGGTATCTCTACACAGGATGCTTCTACTGCTTTAGACTGCACAGGACAGACAATAAGGGTTTATAAGCGTGATCCTGCATTTAATGAGGCTGTATACTCAAGGTTTATGGAAATTAGTGGCGGTCGGCTGGTTGGCGTAGTGGATGCGATGATCCGTGAAGCCGAAAGGGGAAATGTACAGGCCGCCACTCTTATTTTAAAACATTACGGTAAATTAGAAGATAAAATAACTGTAAGGATAGAATCCCCATTTGAGAAGTTTTTAAAAGTGGGCCAATTTGATGATGTTGAAGTTATAGAGCCTGATGACGCTGTAGATGTGGCCGCCAGCCTTGAAATTACCACTGACTTACCAGAACGTGATCCTGTAAACAATAAGCCTAAGAAAAGGATAATCGGTGAGAATAAAGACGTTAAGGCTATTCAAGGTGGTACATTTAAGAAGAAAGAGAAGCAGATTCTGCGTAATAAGGCTTATAATTTAAGGGAGAGAGCCAAAAAAGCGGGTATGCCTAAGTTACCCCCAGGAAGACAAAGAAAGAACGTCAGGGCGGAATGGATCAGGGAATTAGAAGACCGTGAAAAGGCTATGGGGATTGTATAAAAAAAGCCCCACAATAAAGTGAGGCTCTTTTTTTTTGGCGGCTGACTTTGTTTGCCCATTCAAGCGAGGCTTACATCTGGGCGCTCAGTAAGTTCTGAGAAGCGGCCTAATTAATTCCTTAACTTTTTTAAGCTATGAAGGGCTTTTTCTATTTCATTGATCGCAAAATCAATATTTTTTTCATTATAATCCATAAAGTGCATTTTTCTGCCATGCGATCTCGTCACTGACTTTATTACAAAACGAATCCAGTCGAAGTGGCCCGATATTGTTTCTCGGTCAACAACTTTCATTCTTGAACGTTTCCACGCAGGAATCTTTTTTTCAAGTTCTTTAGTGATCAGTTTCATTTTTTAGCTCCTCTCTTTGTTGTTTAACTCATTCATGTCTCATGTAAGTATAACATTTATAACACAAAGATACAAGTAAATAATAAATATAAAAAAAGCCCCGATCTCTCGAGGCTCTTTTATATGCGGAGTGTTTAAACGCTTTCTATTCTTCACCTCCTTTTAGGTCTTCTTCTGGAACCATTTTAACGACAGCATTTAAGGGAAACTCATAATGGTCGCCGATAAGTGAGTCAAAGCAGTTACCACAGATAGGTGCGGCGTTTGCGTACATTGTTCGGGACATCCTGACATGAAACGTCTGACAGTTAGGGCAGATCACTTTGATCATCCTTGTAGTCTGGGGCTTACGTCCTTTTTCATAGTTCAGCTTTTTATGCGGATATTTACCGATCTTCTTTTCAATCGTTTTGATTGTTTCCTTCAGTTCATCTGTTTCCGTTGTAGCGGTCATTTTTCCTGTTAATCCACAGGCCAGTGCCATTTTACGGAATGAAGGGCCGTGGCCTTTGCAGTCTTCTATAGCGTGTATTAATTCGTGAACCAAAACGCCAGCAACTTGTGTTACCTTGTCTTTGTCCATACATGGATTAATGAATATCTCATTAACATTGGCATCTGAACACACCCTGGCAAAACATACGCCGATGGTCTTATTCTTTTTAGCGGCTCCGCCCCTTGGAGGGTAGCCTACACTGACTTTAACCTTACGCAGATTCAACTTGATCCCTGCGGGTGTAAATACAAGCCGTTTTAATTCCTTGGCCATTTTGTTTAACCATGTTTCTCTGTTATTTCGTTTCATTTTTTACTCCTCTTGGTTATCTATTGATGTAATAACTATAATAAATATAACAAGTGTTTAAACGCCGTGCAAGTAAAAAATAGGGAAAAGAATATTCTTATTTATATAGCCTTATTTTCCCTAAAATAAAAAACCCCCGTTTTTACACGAGGGCTTTCACTTGCGTTTATTCTATAAGTCGTCACTCACTCCCAACTTTGTCAGCACCCTCACCAATCGCTGAACAGTATGAAGGATAAAAAGCAAAGCCATTGCCCTCAGGGTGATTGTTTGATTCAAGCATGATTGCCTGTTCTTTGATTTCAGGGATTGTCTTTTCACACATACAGTCTTGTAGGTGGTTAGACATTTGTTTGCATTCTCCCCAGAGTTCTTTCATGCTGTCTGGTGGAAATGAAACCTGCTCTCTTTCCAACCACTCATGTAATAAAACCCAATAGAATTTCATTTGTCTTTTGTTCATTTTACGCTCCTCTTTATTTTAAACTCTGAATTATTATAATACCCATATTCACCTTTTTCTCCTTTCTCCATCCATTTAATTTCGTTTTTTAAGAAATCTGTCATTTCTTTTTTTGTTTCAAAGGCATTGGTATTCTGTCCCCATTCAATCCAAATCATTTCACCCAGGCATTCCGTTTTATAGTTCAGGGTTAATACATAGTTGGCCTTGACATAATTTCCATATCTACTTTCACACTTGGGGCTATCATAGGCGCTGTGATTTCTATAATTATTCAATTCATACCTTACGGTTTGCTCATTTATAAAAGGTTTTTCACAGGCTCTATCGTGAAACCTTGAGTCTGATTTCCATGTCACCTCAAAAGAGTCCGTTTCACTCATAAAGCTATATTTTTTATTTTTGTTGAATTTCATTATTTTATTCGCAAATGTGTTTGATTGTTTCATAATATCTATAACAAAACTAACAACTGTAACAATTAGAGTCAAGTAAAAAATGAATAATATTTAAAAAACATTTCGAGGTAAATTAAAAGACTGATATGAGCGACTTAAACGCATATAAATCGAAATGGTTTGAATTTCTGAACTATGATCCGCACCCAGGTCAGGTTCAAATCCACGATGCTTTAGAGGAGCAGAGATTTGTTGTGGCTTGCTGTGGCAGGCGCTGGGGGAAGTCCATGGCGGCGGCAAAAGAAGCGGAAGCATTAGTCTCACAGCCTAATAAAAATGTGTGGATTGTTGCTCCAACTTATTCAACATCCGAGCGAATTTTTAGGATCGTATATGATGATATGATCATCAAGCACAACCTCCCCACACGGCGAAAATCACTCAATGATCAATACATCGAGTTTGAATGGGGATCAATAATAGAGGGCAAGAGTGCGGAACATCCAGAATCTTGTATTGGCGCAGGAAACGACCTTATTATTCTTGATGAGGCATCGAAGATGAATCTTAAAAAGATGTTTGAGATGTATTTGCGCCCTACCCTTTCAGATACCAAAGGCAAATGCCTGATGATCTCAACGCCTGAAGGCTACGACGCTTTTTATGAGTATTTCCTGTATGCGAAAAGAGCCGATCAATGGGCATCTTTTAATTCGCCATCATGGGAAAACCACCACAGCTTTCCGCTTGGAGAAAATGATCCTGATTTATTAGAGGCCAAACAAACATTGACCAGAGAGGTTTATGATCAGGAATTTAAGGGAGAGTTCACGGCTTTGGCTGGGCGTGTATATGGCGACTTTTCCAGAACAAGCCATGTCGGGAACCATCCATATAACCCTATGCTACCTGTGTATTTAAGTTTGGATTTTGGGTACAGGATGCCAGCCGCTATATTCTTTCAAACAGGGAGTATTGGCGACAGGGGGGATGACCATGTTTTTATTATTGACGAAATATTGCACGAAAAGAATTTAAAAATATCTAAATTATGCGAAGCTATACAAGCCAAACAGTATAGAGTCGCCCGTGTATTCGGTGATCCTGCTGGTTATCAGATGCAATCATCTG